TCACCTGAACCGTCAACACCTAACCAGATATTCTTAGGGTCTAACAAGTACATCTTATGAGTACCGTTGTAAGTAGCGTTCAATCCTGGGTCAGCAGTTACTACTACGTTAGTACCTGGAGCAATAAACTCAAAGTTGTTAGCAGCAGACTGGAAATCACCATTATTAAAGTAATTAGCGTTCTTATACGCTGTTACTGCAATACGGTAGTCTTCCATACCCATAAATAAACGTAATTTGTTACCAGCCATCTGGATGCGACCTGGCACAGCTTGATACATTGCATCAATGATACCGATTACGTTAGAAGTAGTCACAGAAGACTGAGCTGTTACTGTCTGGTAAGAACCAGCAGACTCAATCTTAGTACCAATACCGTCATACTTATTACCAGCAGTTGTACCGAACCAGTCATAAATACGAACGTTCTCAGACACCATCTTAGTCATCATATCAGAGATAAATGCTGGTAGGTCAGCTTCTGAGGTATACAATGCTCCCTCTTTTAGCCACTCCTGAGTAAAGTAAGGCTCTAATGCAATTGGGCAGTAATCCTTATCTACGATAACGTGACCAACTGTGATTTGCTTTTGTGAGATAGTAGTATCACCAGATGCGTTAATAGCAGTACAAGTACCACCTGTCTGGAATATAACTGTATCTGAGATATAAGGTAATTTTACAGAGCTTTTAATACCTGTATAGATATTAGCCTCACGTTGTAACGCTCCAGCTTTGTTGTATAGGGCAGCGAATAGAGGCGCTCTTGAATCCTCTTTAACGTATGCGCTTAACCCACTAAATGAAAGTGCCATTTTGTTTTAATTTTAATTGTTATTGGTTTTGTTTTTCTTTAGCTAGTTTTAAGAGGGCATGAACACGGGCAGTGTCCTCATCCTGTTTAGCTCTTGCGAATGCTAACGGGTGCTTAGGTTTCTCCGCTGGTTGCTCTGCTGGTTGCTCAGAGATTTTCTGAACTAACTCAAAAACTGCTGTTAATTGACTTGTTAATTCATTAACCTTTTTTGAAAGTGTGTTAATGGTCTCACTTTGCTCAGTAAATTTAGCCTCTAGTGCTTCTTTCTCGGTCTTAGCCATAAACAGCTCCTCCGCTTCTTCTTTAGAAAAGCGTGTTTCTGTAATAGTAGATTCGATAATAGCTTTAGCAGCTGGGCTAGTACTTGGTGCTGATTGCTCAGCAACGGGAGCAGTTACAGCAGGTGTTTCAGTCTCTGGCTCTTCCATCTCAGCAGGTTTAACCGCTGTTACAATGCCTCCAGATACTTCTACCATGCTGCCGTCTTCTAATTCGTGTACACCGTCTGGAGCTGGTAAAAGTCCTTCAGGAGTTTCAATCATGATTGCTACACCTTGTGCTAGGCTGTCGCCCTCCCACACTAATAGCTCACCAGTTTTGAGTTTACCCTCTCCGAACTTTAATACACTAGCATCCACACCATGCTCTTTTAACTTAGCACGAATTTGAAAACTTAGTTTGTTGGTTTCTGACATATTATATCGTTATAACTTAAAGACGATTTAATATGCCTAAATGCCTGTTTTATTTATTTGGTGGTATTAAAATAATTACTATCTTTACTGCCATAATCTATAAAAATTAAAATTATGATACAAGAATTAGTAAAGCAATGGGAGGAAAACAAGCACAAACTTGAAGAATACTTCAAAACAACAAAACAAGAACAGTATCTTGATTACAAGACAATTGTTTTAAAATTATTTGAACTATGCTTACCAAAAGCGGATGATTATAGTGGCTTTGATTTGAGTAAAATTACTGTTATTGATGATGGAGATTATCAAGGAACACAGATTTTTATTATACCTAAAGACACATATCAACCATGTGTAGATGAGTATGTTGTAACAGATACATACTACGGTAGCTGTTCTGGTTGTGATACACTTATGGGTATTTCTAGTTATGAATATGATTTACCAAATGATGAACAAGTTAAAGAGTATATGACTCTTGCATTGCATTTAGTTCAGAAAATGAAATGGTTAGGTGAAGATTAGTAACAGGAATTATTTATTCCTGTTACCTAATACATCCTCTAATGCTTGTAATACAGCTGCATCTTGGCTAGGTTGCTCTTTCATTTTAAAATTACCCTCAATGCTGAAGCCTCTTAGCATACCCGTCTTAATAAACTCATCCCACACCTCTTGGTTATCTATTTTCATTGACATAAACCAAGTACCCTCAGGACATTGCTTAAATCCTACTGGTTCTTGCGTTCCACGCTGTCTATCTATTACCCAACTCTCAAAAATGAATACACCCTCAGGTATTAGGTTGCTTTCGTGCATCATGTTAACAGATTTGGTTAACCCATTCTTCATGAAGTCCATAGCTGCTAACTGTACTGTGTCTTTTGAAGCTACTACGTAAAACTCTCCACGCTTTTCATCGTTACGGTAAATAGGCATCCCTGGAATCATAACCGCACCTGTAACAATTCGCTTTTCATTGTCGGTAGCTTTAAACTTAAAATGGTTTTGACCACTTTCGTTGAATACCATATACTCGGCTATGATAGCTGGTTTATCTACTAGGGATACTGTAAATACTCCGAAGTCACCGCTTTTGCTGTCCTGTTCATCGAAATACATTTCGTATACAGGTAGTTGTTTTTTCTTTTCCATATTAATCAATTGTTGCTCTTGCTTGTATTCTGTTAACTCTATTTTGTGTACTTGTAATTTCTGTCTCTGAGATATTGTTCTGTATTACCACTTGGTTACCCTGTTCAATACTTTCACGGTCTAATTGAGTTGAGCCTACTGTATTGGATGCACCACCCTCAGGAGCTGCAAGGTTAGGGATAGATTGAGCTGGTGAACTTGCACTACCTCCGCCACCGCCTCCCTCAAAAGTTTGTGACCTAATTTGCGCTACATTTGCTAAACCAGCAGCAACAGCACTAGCTGCTGCTATTGGAGCTAAAGCACTACCAACTAAAGGTATACCAACAGTAGCCTTGTACGCTTCAACAGCCGATTGATAAGTGCTAATTAAGGCTTGTGCTATCTGTAACTTTTTCTGGCGTTCAAAAAATACACGTCTAATCTTTTCCTGCTCCGCTTCATTGCCTTTAACCTTTTTTAATTGGTTATTCATAGCAGCCTCCATAAAATTAGCAGCCGTGTTAAGGTTAGTGGTTAAAGTATCTACTGTAAACTGTATGCTTTGTTCAATAGCCTGTTTACGCATTTCTTCTTCCTCTTTGCGTATGCGTTCCTTTTCTTCAACTAAGGCTATCTCTGCTAATAGGTTAGCTTTTCTGTATTCTTCATCTTGTCGTTCTTTTTCAGCTAACTGCTTGGCATATTCCTCTGATTGCTTACGAATAAAGTCAGCATCTTCTTCATCGGCTTTTCTTTCACGTTCTCTTTGCTCTGCATCACGTTTAGCTGCTTCTTCACGTCTGCGTTTTTCTTCTTCATCCGCTGCTTTCTTTTTGTTTAAATAATCATTATAATTTTTTAATTTTGTATCATTAATTTTTTTCTCAGTTGCTACATTAAATTCTTTTAAAGCTGTATCTGCTTGGTCTAATGCTATTCTTTTAGCCTCTATTTCATCATTTGTTTTTTGCTCTAATATCTTTCTGCCCTCTTGTCTAGCATATTCCTTAGTTGCAATATTACCGCTCACATAATCCCATAAATTTACTTCTTGATCGGCTGCAGCCTTTGCCAACTTTCTTTTTTGCTCTAATAATTTAATTTCTGTTTCTAATTCCTTTTGCGTTCTTAAAAATACTGCTTGTAATTTCTTTCTCTCTAAATCAACTGTTTCTTCACCTGCTGCTCTTTTTAACCGTATTTCTTTGTCTAATCCTGCTTCATAATCATTAAATAATTTAGTTACTGCTTCACCATTAGCCTTTATTTTTTCTGACTCTTTATCTACTTCTTGACCTAATAGCTGAAAAGCAGCAACGGCAGCAGTAACTAATCCTACTATCGCAAATAATGGATTAGATAAAATTGCTGTTTTAATTCCATTCATTGCATCAACCGCAACTACTTTCATCGTTTTGAAACTATCTGCTAATCCCATCAATCCCTCGACACCCTGAGCAATAGCCATAGCAGCCTGTAACTTTAGTAGGGCTTTCTGCACGTCTTCACTTTCAGCACCAAATAAAGCAGCAGCACCCTGAGCAGCAGCAAAGCCACTAGCTACCCCTTGAGCCACTTGAGCAAATGCTCTAAACTTAGCCTCTGGGTTTAAGGCTTCAACCCTTGCGTTAAAGTCACCTACTTCATCTTTTAATCGTGCTACTTTCTTTTGAGCCTCGATAGCCTGTTTAGAAGTGTCCCCAAACTTTTGAGACATTAACTGGGCTTCGTTCTGAGCCTCTTTTAACTGCTGCTTAAGTGTCTTAAACTCTGTATCTACTTTGTCTACACTATTAGCCGTATCAGTCGCTGCTTTGTTTAATTTATCTAACTCAGCAGCAGCTTGACCTGCTGTTAATGTGACCTCTAATGCTACTACTTTCTTTGCCATTAATTCTTAACTTTTAATAATCTATAAGACACTTTAGCCACCAAGTTATTAGCCGATGCTGTTAAAATACGTGGGATAATATCTACTCGCTCAGGTATTCTGATTAAGTAATCAATATCATCAAAATATAAAGTTCCGTACTGTAATTCAAAAGGGAATCTATATCTAGGGCTTTCTCCATAAGGCTTGTAATAAAATACACCATCTAAGCTACCAGATGTACTACCTCTTAAGTTACCAGTAATCCTGTCTAAGTAAACCGATGAACCGTAAGGTACTGTATACGCTGCGCAATAGCTTTGGGAATAACCAGTAGGGATAACACAAAATGTATTAGTTGACGGGTTGCCCGTTAATCTTATGGTTATATCCCCAGCGTTTAAGTTAGCTGCATTCCCAGTGTTTACAAAGTATGCAAAGTTACAACGCCATATATTATGCCCTAAAGAATAAGTTCCTGCACCTGTTATAGCTTTAGTAGCAAAAGTGTAGTCTGTATCTGTATCGGTAGCCATGTATGAATAGTAAACCGTACCCGTATCTGCACCTGCAACAAGTATCTCAGCAGCTCCAGGATTAGCAGGGAATCCAGTATAAGTACCCCCCTCATTAGTTACATCCTCAGGAACACTACCTGTATCTATGTCAAAATTAATCCCGTCTTTAATTGTGTTAACCCTGTTCTGATATAAGCCCTCTGCAACCATTATGTTAAAGTCCATAGGTCTTACTACCAGCGTATCGGCATCTGCCTGTATAGTTGAAGTTAATGAGCTTGTAAGTTGTACGTGTTCACCAACAATAGTTTGCAACCTTAAGTAGGTCTGGTTACTTGCGCTGGTGTTTGTAAATCTTACCCTTAAATATCTCTTTGTAATGGTTATCCTGTGTACCTCATTTGTATTAGCTGCTACGGTAAATGTTAACGAGCTATCCCAGTTAGTACCATCAGTGCTAAACTCTACATACAGTGTGCCTATTTGGTCAGTGTAGCATGAAACAACTATACTACTATGGGCTGCAACGTCTGCCGACTCACCAGTAAAAGTAGCTCCACTGTTTAATGCTGCACTTGTACTATTGCCACTGTCTATGTGATTTCTATTTATTACGTAACTCATATTCTAAATTATATACCAATTATCATTGTCGCTCTTTATCGTAATACTATCGTATTGCGTTACTATATCCACAAAGCTGCTACCGTCAATAGTCTCTCCACTATTAGCAATTACTCTAAGCGTATTTGTGCCTATATTCTTTATCGTTACATCTTTGCCTTGTCTACCTAATGCTGTCAATAGTCTAAATGTCCTAGCCCCTCCAGTTGTATCTATAAAGTATGTGTTGCACCTATCACTCATTGTACTGTTTTGCGAAGTACTACGTGTGCTATTTGCCCCAGATACATACGTGTTATTTACTACTGTCACATTGCTATCTACTACCTCTAAGTTATTGCTACCTGATATGTATACGTTAGTTAATCCTCCTGCAACTGTAACACCACTACTATCTAGGATAGTGACATTATTTGAGCCATCCCCAATGCTGTTATAATTACCAGTAACAAAATAACTACGAACACCATAACCAATTCTATTACCTGTTCCATAATCCATTCCTAAAGTGTCCATACGTCTTACCGTACCACCATCCTTACTCCTAGCTGTACCTATTAACGGTTTAACCTCATAACTTCTTTGTGTTAACAGCCCTGTATATACTGAGCTATCCCCCATGTTATCGTTAGCACCGTCTATATTAGTACTCTCAGCTGTAAAGCTAACACCACTCACCACTTTTATAAATTCACATTCCGTTACATCACTTGTAATAGGATTGTAATCTATAACCCTGTTTAACCTAAAAAACTCATTCTCAAAATAAAATAAATTCCTAAAGTTAAGCGTAAATATATCCATAGGGTTCAGCTTAAACTTAGCCCTAACTATCCTACTGGATGGGTGTATAATTTCAGTTATAAAGTCTTTCCAATACTTATTGAATAAGTTATTGTTAGTGTATGTTATATCATCAAATACAGGTTGCCAGAATATCTCAGCAGGTACACCCCAGTTAATATCTACCGTAGGAGTAAAAGCATCATCAGTCATCCCTATGTAAGGGTATGAACTGTATGCAACTGAGCCACCAGAATAGTTAATATTCCATACTTGGTTAGTAGTTTTAAGACCTGCATAGTATAGTATTCTAATGTTACCCTCATGTTGGCTAACCACTCCATAGTCGTCAATCTTAACAATTCTAGGTATAACCCTATCACTATACTCATTACCCACTGACGGGGTAGCACTAAATATCGTTTCAATGGTCTTAGTACCTTTAACAAAATCATTAATTACTTCTATATTGCGCTCTCCATAGGTTTCTTTCCATCTATCTTTATACTTAGCATTAAAGTAGTCGCTATCCTCTTTATGCTTAAACTGAAACTTCTTAACATCTAAAGCACCCATTGGAATACTTACCAAGTCATTGGATAGGTCTATCTTTTGTGTCCAATCGGTAACAGTAGTAGTATAATAGTCGCTACGTGGTTCAATCTTAAACTTGTTGGTGTTTTCAGTGTCCTGCTCAAAGTATAAGTTAAACATTCTAATGATAGATACTAAAAAGTCTTTCTGCTTTACTTTGTCAGGGATTAAGTTATTAGCGTATACCGTTTGCCCCTCTATAATTTGTGCGTTATCTACATTATTGTAAAACACTGAACCGCTGTATAACTGTAACTGAATACTACCAGTGTCAGTAGTACCCGTGCTAGTTACGAATGGTGTACTAATTGAATAACCACCACCTAACCACCCTGAGTAAAATAAGTAAGGTGTAACTATTACTTGTACTGTATCTGTCTCATCTAAACTAACGTTAGTAGCATTTACAGCTATATAGTTAGCAGGGTTATTAAGTGCTGTGAAGTCGCTATCTGGTAAAGTAGCTGGGTTAGCTGTGGTGTATGTGGTTGTGAAGTAATCTAAGTGTCTAATGCTTTGTGTATAGCTGTTTAATACAGTTTCACTAGCTAACCCGTTATTCTTAACTATCTTTACATATACTTTTAAGTCAGGTACTTGACGGTAAGATACCGCTGGTGTAGTAGGTGTTAAAACCATTCCTAAACGTAGTATACCCGTAAAATTAAATACACCTTGTAAGCCTGTACCTACTGTAAACACACCTGTACCATTGTTATATTGATTGGACGTGTCAAAGTTAGCACCCGTGCTATCATCACTAAATACAATAGTTTGCTCACTAGCTACACTATACCCCGTTGTTACGTTTATTGTTTGCGTAGACGTGCGTTCAGCTCTAAACCTACGGTCTAGTATCTGAGTGCTATTTAAATTCAAATACGGGCTTGAAAACGGCACATATAAGCGTTTAAAGAAAGTACTATCTAAGAAAGTACTATCCCATGTATACCCAGCATCCTGAAATATCTTAACCATGTATTCACGGACCGACAATGCAGGATAAAGATTGATAAGATTAAAGTTTTGTAGGTCCGTACTAAATCCGTAGTCAATTAATGGATATACATACCCCTCACCTAATGTAAATGGATAACTAGAGCCATTCTTAATTATACTTGTTGCCCAACTATTCTCTACATTGGTTAAAGTATACTCATGGTCGTACTCGCTAAAATCTAAATCCCTTAACTCACTATCCCCTATCTCATCAAATAAACTTCTTAGCTTACTTGTTAGTACCAAGCTATAACTAATATCTAATCTATCCCTTACCTTTACATCTACTAACTGTGCTATACCGTTAAACACTTCTACCCCGTCATTTAATACAATAGCATCAGCTTTTAAGTTTGGGTTAAAGTCAGGACTAAAGTTAATCGTGCCTGAACTATCCACACTCATGTTTAAATCATAGATATGCCCGAATAGCTGGTCGGTTTCTTTGGAACTTGGTACAACCACGCTCTTAGAGTAGTTCCCTTGTCTAGTCTCTGGCTTTTGCACATCACTTATCTGAAAGTTAAGCGGAATACTTAACTCCTCAGACAATGGTATCAGTACATTGTTTATATATAATTCAACTCTAACCACGCTGTCTATAATTTTTTACAGAGTATTCTAACTGTAAGTCTAATTTAAATACCTCACCTTGTGCTGTGCTTTTCTGCTCCCATTCACTATTCATTACCATCATTGGTATAGGGGTCATAACACCCCCTACATCTACTCTAATAAATACCATAGGACTGCTTATTAATTCACTTAACCACTCCGCTTCCTCAGTATTTAACCAGTCACTACGCAGTAATAGTTTATCTTGGTATTCTGTATAGTATTGCGTTCTTGCTCTGTACTGATTATTATTAACCCATCCACTAGCATCAATAGCTCCTTTACTCTGCTTATACTCTTTTCTGTTTACACTAATTGACCTACTATTGTATCTAGTAAATCTATAAGTGTCCATAAATCCAAACACATTTTGAAATATAACATCATACCCATTGTCATAGTCACAATGCTCACGCTGTATCTTAAATGTAACCGTTTCACTGGTCGGATTACCAGGTATACCATTGTCTAAAGTTCTTATTGTATAACTATAAACACTATCAGTTATAACAGGCTGTGAGCCTACTAAAAACTCACCTCCATCTATTGTGTTTAAGTTAAACCCTGCTCTAATTGCTAAAAACTTATTAGTATCATCTGTACCTGCACTATTGTATGGATTATTAATCTCAAATGTATCTATAAGTGTACCAGCACTGTTATACGTCTTTACCTCATACCTATTAAAGTTATTTGTAGTGCTAACCATGCAAGGCATCCATATATCTTGGTCTTCATATATACGGAATGTCCTGGGCATATTAGTTAAAAACAACTTAGAACTTGATGCTAGTAGATAATTGTTATATCCATAGTTGTCAAAGTCTAAAGTAGGTAAACTACCTGCATAAGCATAAACTGTGCTTGACGTGGTTAAATCCAGGTATTGAGTAACACCACTGGATAAAGCACCATACTCCTCACCATACTTAACGTAGTATTTAGTCCAGCTCTCTAGCTCACGTCTTACTCCTGTATCTGGCTCATTAATTTCATTAGAATAATTAACATAGGTAGATATAATTCTACTAACGTTTAAACGACCATATCCCTCGGTAGGGTCTGGCTTAACTTTAAACTGTTTACCTATATAACTACCCTCAACATATATCTTAAAAATATATTGAAAGTTAGGCTGTGTGTTATTAGTACTATCAATAACGTGCCACATATCGTTATACACTGGCGTAAACGTTGCTGGTGTATTTACATCACTTATTGCCATCTTTTAATTTACCTATTAATGAAACTTCTATTTCAATTCCTAATTCATTTAGCAACCTATCCTCTAATTCTTTGCCCTTAATCTTTAGTACATCCTCCACAAAATAAGCCCCTTTATGATTGAAACGTTTTATAGTTCCGTTCTTTGCTACTATGTTAGCAATTATAAACGCTAACGTCTTTACTCTCTTTTCGTTTGGTATTGGTGAGCCATCCTTATATCTATCTCTCAGCTTTAACTTTTGTGCTAAGTCCTTAAACTGATTTACGCCACCCTTTTCTAATATCCAATTCTCAATAGATTCTATCTTTTTAGACTTACCACCAGCCCCTCTATTAGTATGCCTAAACTTACTAGGTCTAGTACCGTAGTTAGGATAAATCCAATAGTCTGCCATTTCAAACTGTACAAAGTCATAATCGTACTTATAAACACGTATAGAACCTGCTAAAGCAGTATCCTGTCCTCCACTATTCTTAAAGTCTTTCTTTCTTAGCTCTACTACTAAGTCCTGAGCAAACTAAAAGCCCCACTCGCCTATAATCTCTTTTAATTTAGCTCTTAAGTCTTCCCGTGTTGCCATGTCTCTTGTTTAGTTCCGCTTGTATTCGTTCTTTCTTAGCTTTATCCTTATAGTACATCAATTGCCCGAATGTAGTTGTTATCGGCTGTGCTAATATGTACTCCCACACTTCTACTCTACCATTACTTAAGTTATCTAACATCACGTGCCATTGCCACTTGGTATAAAATATCTTTATGAACCCTGCCCCAATTCCGTCAAAATCTCCCTGTTCATCTGTTGTATCTCCTCCAGCTTCGACTTCAAAGAGTTCTTTAAATAAGGTAGTGATTCGGTCAATAAACTCAAAAAAAAACCTGTCATAGGGTACAGTATATCTATGGTCATGTTATCCCAAAAGATTGCAGCCCTTTCTTCTACCTTTGAACTGTCATAACGTTCCCCCTTAGGTAAACACATTACAGCTGCACACTCAGCATACTTGTAATATCCCTCTTTCTTTAAGAACTCGGTAAGGTCAGCATATTGACCAGTTGCAGCCCTGAATACGTCAATGGTCACATCGTACTCTACGCCTTTAATCTTAAAGTTTGTGATTATCTTATTAGGTAAATTATTAACCCAGTCCAGTTTACTGGATAGTTCAGATACTTTTTTAAATGGTAAAGATTCAATTTCAGATAGATGTACGTTAGCTAATGCAGCTAATATACGGTTCGTCTTATGTATATCGTTTAGGTTAGTATTACCAAGTGTTTGCTGGATATCAGCCCATTGGCTAATAGTTACTTGATTCCATGAGGTAGGTAGTGATATACTCATAATATAAAGACGAATTAAAGAACGTGTTTGTACGTCAAAGATAATAAAATAGTAGTAAAGTTGTACATTACCGTTCAACCATTAAAAACTACCGTTCGTGTAATTTATAATAATTCATGCAACTTATTAGAACTTTTTACGTTATATTTGCACAACCTGCTAAGAGGGGTTAGGAATTGAATTAGATTTTCTTTTTTGTTCATAATTAGTTTATTTGATTCATTAAAGCTGCCAGTCTCTTAGCTGGTGGCTTTTTTGATTTATAGAGGGTATTTATACCTTGTTTTACGTTATTTCAAGACTTCGGGCAGAGATGAACCTTACCTACCTTAAAGCACGTTAAAACGAAAATAAATAGCTTTAAATGGTCGGGTTAAACTAACGGCAGCGTTTAAAGTGAACAGCCTCAACTGTGGGATAGAATTACAGAGGCAAAGGTTAGAACTAAGGGAGATGACCTAATTCGAGTACGATGGAAAGTGCAAGAAGCTCCCAGGGTTAACGTCACCATTGATAGTTAACTATGCTAAATGTCGAGGAACTCAATGCTCAGGGGTATTTAGCTTGTGATTTCAGCCAGAAACTAAACTTCTGGGATGAACTCACTATGCTCAAGTCTCAGAATCTAATACTAGGGGTATTTAAGAAAGAGAAAGTTAAAAAAAATAAAGTGGCTCACAAAAATTTTTTCGAATACATCGGTAATACAGAATACGATTCAGTATACAAGGGCAGGAATATTAAGAGCGGTCAGGATTTCTACTACTTTAAATACTATAAGCATAAGGTTAACCTAGTAAGCTATAAGGAGTTCAGCACAGCCCGAAAAGCAGCTATCGAACTGGATAAGCGGTTAATAACGTTAGGAATCCAACCGTTAAATATTTTTAAGAAAATTTCTTAAAATTTCTTTGCGTATTTAAAAAAAGTATATATTTGCTGTATCAAATTAATAATTATGAATACAGCAACACACACAATCGAAGTAAAAACATTAGGGAGAGTAATGACCATTTTAATTGCTTTTTACGAAAGCGGTCTATCTATTTCAACTGTATTAGACGGTAGAAAAAGAACTAACCACTATGAGAGCGTTGAAAGCGCATTACTTAATACATCATTAGTTCCTGCTAGAGAATATTTAAAATCATTGTAATTATGACTCCAAAAAAATACGATAACTCAGAAAGAGCAAAAAAACTTTTAGAAAGTGTAATGATGGATTGCTTAAAAGTAATTAATCCAGAATTAAAAGATTGTACCGAATTAGATGAGATTGGTGAGCAAATATTTGACCGTATGGTTTACGATAAGTTAGCTACGATAGTAGACTTACTTTATCAGGACTTAGGGCATTTGAATGACGCTACTAGGTTAAGTCTTTCAATGGATTATGAAGATGCTTTAGAAATGTTTAAAAGAGTAATGTAATATGACTGACCAGCAATTAAAGCAGCAAATCCATAACGAGCACGTAAATAAATACGTTGGTAAAACAACCGATAAAGGCACGGTTGATAAAATAGTCTATTTAGCATGGACTAACTCAGGATGTATAGTTACTTATTTACCTGAATTAGGTAGAAAAGGAATGCTTTTGTTGAGAATAAACGGAAAAGATTATTCGCCAAGTGAACTTAATTTTATAAATTGATTTATGATAGGACTACCAGCTGGAAAATCAACATTCACGGTATTAGCGTTTGACGAAAACACAATAGGACTTAGAACCCATTTAATTAAGCTAAACGATGTTAACGCTGCAATCCATGCAGATATTATAATGGATGGATTATTTCATGATGAGTTACAGGGTAAAAATTTAGATGAATGTAATAAATTCTTCCGCAATCTTTGCGGTAAAACTTATGCTTATTCATGGATTCATTATATTGATGGTACAGCATATCCACAAAACATGGAGGAAGTAAAATGGCAACTATAAAACAAGGCAGCGTATGCCTTCATAAAGACTATGAAGATGTTGTGTTTTTAGTTCTTACTATCTATGATGATTTTGTCCGTGTTATGTTTCATGAAACTGAATACGAACACGGTTATTTCCACTTAGAAGCTAATGCTGATATTGATAAACTAATTTACATTGGTGAAATATGAAATACATTAAATTACTTATAAAACCCACTATTTGGCATCTTAAGCCATATAAGATTAACCAATCCATTTCAGGCAATGAATTAACCGTTATTGGTTTTCTTTGCATTGATTTAATAATAACATGGAAAGGAGAGCATAGAGATATATGAACCCAATAAAAGGCTTAATTTGGAAGGACGTTTTAATACGTTTTCACAGAACGGTAGATGATGAAAATAAAATTGTATTCATTCGTGAGCATCATATCACTACTTGGTACTTTTTGTTCTTCCCTATATTTAATTACAGGATAATAAAAAAACCTATAACAAACAATAATTTTATTAATCATATGTAAATAATTTATATATTTGCCTAAACTAAATAAATAATTATGGAAAAGAAAATCACACCGCTATTATTAGCATTAGTATTACTTGTTGTATCGTGCAACAATGAAGACCCTATCCTTAAAAAGTTAGAGGAAATAAAAGACAGCCTAAAGCAACAAGGCATTAAAGATTCCATACATTTTGAACGTGTGGATAGATTAATTAAAGCTGGTTATACTTATGAAGAAGCAGAGGCAAAAGTCACAGAAATTGAAAATAAATAACTATGAGTAAGAAAACTAAGCAAAGCTAATGTTATAGACACCGCTGTTATCCTCTGCTAGTTTATTTAATGCTAAGTATCTTAATGCATCAATAGCATGGTTCATAAAGTCCACAGGCTCGTTAATAGCATTACCCGTTACCTTATCCATTTTATACTTATAACTATTCAGCTCCTTTATTAAATAGCTGCTAGACCTCGTCACATTCATTTTGTAGCGTTTTAAGATGTCTATGCTATTCTTTATACTATCAGCACCTTTTAATGCACCATAAACGTTTAAACCGAGATTATTCAATTCCTGGATGCTCTTAGGCTCTGCGCTATCAGCTATCACCTCTACTCTGCCTATCTCATCCTTTAGCCTTTCGTATATGTCTGGGTTAGTTAGCCTATTCTCATAAAGTACTAAGTCTATCCATAACTCACCATCGTACTTCTTAACCTTAACAACAGCCGTAGGGTCATTAGTAAATCCAAAGTCTAAACCGTATCCAACTAGCTTACCATCATCGGGCAGCTTATCACAGTAAGTCCAATTCCTAAAGATTAAGCCCTCAATCTTACCAGTCATACCCCTACCATAGACTTTCCATAAGTCTACATCATGGAGCTTTAACGCTTCAATCTTTTCTCTTACCTTATCTGACAGGAATGGGTTATGTCTATGATCTGAAATAATTAACTGTACATTAGGCTGCCCTATAACCTTTTCATGCACCCAGAATGATGTATTAGGGTTATAGTCTAAAAATACCCTTTTTCTGGTACGTAGTGCAAGTTCAGTATATACCTCATAGGTAATACCGTTAGCCTCGTTAATAAAGCAATAGTCACGCTTTCCAGACTTAGCATCCTGAGCATTAGCATAGGACTTAAACTCCATTATAGCCCCGCTATTAAACTCAAATATCCTATCGGTTTTATTGTAGCTTTTAACCAATGCTTTTAACTCCTCTGAGTTATCGTATATCTCTAAGGCATCACGTAAAGCACCCACCTTTAAGTTAGGTATATCTTGACCTACTACTGTAATAACAGCGGGTTCAGATATAGCAATAGAGAATAAGGCTTGAAGTATTGAATAAGTCTTACCAGATGAAGTACCCCCCTGATGAACTAATATATCAGCAGTACTATTTAAAGTGTCTAAATAAAGCTCACTTGTCTTAAACATCTATCTCACCCTCATTGGATGCACGTTTAACCCCAGATGAAATAACCTGAGGCTGTACGTGTGTAATAGTTTGGTTTTGTTGCTGTATAATCTCATCTTTATAGTCTGCTTTGTTCTTAAGCCAGAACTGAGCGCCACCTGATGAACCACCCCAATATAGCTTATCTACATTCCATTTAGTTAGAAATAATCTATATCTATTAATGACGTAAGAAAATTCCGAACTTCTTTTCTCATAATCATACATTGACTGAACGGAAGCAAAGCCTAAAAATAGGGCACACCCCTCTAACGAGTATTTACCAGAACCTGGTTTAGCTCCTGATGTTTGGTGGTCTTCCCAGTCCAAATAGTCGGCTATTCTATGGGCTATAACTTCGTGGTTATCGTAGTGAGGAGGTCTACCTGAGTTAGATAAACCCTGAGCAAATAAATTGCCTTTAGCAAATCTACCCTTTTCATCTCTACCTGAGTTTAATTCAGATATATTATCCATGTGCAATCGGTTAATTTTGAGTCAAAATATTCATAAGGTGGACGTAATATCCTCCCCTTGTTTTTGTATTTTCGTCTTTGCTTCAATGAACTTAATAGTTACCCACATACGGTAACCCTTTAATTGTCTATACTCTTTGTCAGGGTATTTTATTGCCATAACAGTATCACTCATAAAACGTCTAAGGAAAAAATCCTTAATCTCATTGTCATACGGTTGAAGGTCTGGATACCCCTTTAAGCTAAGACGTAGCAAATATAATAAAAGTTTGCTTAATTTACTCATTAATTAGCTTATTTTTAGTTTTAAAGTACCATTCACCTACATTACGCATCATTTCCCCTCGGCATTGATTACAGCTTAAGTCCTGCTCTCTACCGAATAGGGCTAGGTGATGGGAGTTAATCTCTTGTAATTCCCCTAAATTACCACCCCTGTACTCTCCAGAGCGTAGAAACTGGTTAAACACCCATTCATACTTATTAAGGGCTTCTATGCGCTTTCTATCCTCTACGTTTTGAATAGCTTCTTCAACTATCTTTTTACTTAATTCTTTATCTTCCATTGTAGCGTAGTGTTATCATAAATGTGAATACTCCTGAGGATATAGCTGTAAGTAGTAGGTAAATCCAATTCTCAGCATACGCAAAATATACGCCAAAGGTTAGCCAAAATCCAGTGCAAAACTCACAAGTAAATGGCTTCCCTTTGGTAATCCATAACACACGCTTTAACCATCTACCTAACTTACGGTAAGTAGGGTTAATGTTAACTAAGTACCACGCTATCGGTGGGCAAGTAAATAATAGTAATAACCACATAAATAATTTATTTTAATTTGTCAAATATACGCTTTTTATATTTATCACAGCTTTGACGGCTAATTTTTGTTAACTTATGTACATCCATCATATTCCCATCACAGGCAATTATAACAGCTATAAAGCTCAGCTCAAAGTCATTTAACCTATTTAGCTTTTCAGTGTCCATAAAGTCATTAACCGCAAAATCAAGGCTTTCAACCTCCGCCCTGTACCTAACCGCTGCTAACTTCTTACTGTCTGTATAGTGATTACATAACGCCTTAAATATGTAACCCTGTAAATTGTTAATTTGTGTTAAATCTTCATCCTTAACTAACTTATAGTATACATCATGGGCTAGGTCTATGTAGGTAGTAGGGGATATTCTCCTACTAATGTCAAGCATAAACCCATACAAAGGCTCTAGTATTCTATGGTTATCCGATAAGCCCACTGTATAACTCGTATCTCTTTTTATTAGCCTCAGTAATATTAAACCTAGCTCTCACAGTTTCCTTTAACCTTTGCCCCATTTCAAAGCGTAATGCCTTATCATTAACCAATAGATTAACGTAGTGCATCCATGCCTTATCATCTCCATGCTTAACTAAGTAACCATTAACACCGTGTTCTATCACTGTATTGTATGGGTAAATAT